AAAGTATACAGAGAATCATACGGTATGTATGCCGTGCATGGAATCCTATTTAACCACGAAGGAACTAAACGCGGCGAAGAGTTTGTAACAAGAAAAATTTCAAAAGGCGTAGCGAGAATCAAGAGGCAGTTAAAAGAATGTTTATATAATGAAAAAATTGAACCAATTGAATTAGGTAATATTTATTCTAAAAGAGATTGGAGCGATAGCGAAGACTTCGTAGAGGGGGTTTGGCTTATGTTAAATCAGGATAAGCCAAAAGATTATGTTCTAGCAAGCGGGGAAACTCATACCATTAAAGAATTCATAGAAAAAGCCTTTAAAGCTGCGGATATTTTTGGCTCTTGGACTATGGTGGGCGAAGACCCCTTAAAAACTAAATACGTTCTGAGCGCGGATCAATACAGACCCTTGGTGACAATTAACCCTAAGTTTTACCGTCCAGCAGAAGTTGATCTACTCTTGGGAGACCCAACCTTGGCGAAGCAGGAACTAGGATGGAAGCCTAAAGTTTCATTTGACGAATTGGTTGAGAAGATGGTAAAGTGGGACATTGAAAAATCAATTCAAAATTAAAGAATTAGAGAGCCTACCAATACCCCCGCAAATCAACAATAAATTTCAATATTTGGTTTGGAAGTTTCTCAAAAACCCAGAAAAGGTAAATTGGCCCAAAGAAATAAAATTGGGTAAAATTCTATTTAAGAAATACAAAAAAGTTGACTTCTGGAAAGGGTTAGAGCTCGGTTTCAAGTTAAATTCTTTAGCTTTCTTTTTGACAAAGGAAGGAAAATATATTCTATTTAATGAAGTAAGAAAGCGTAAGTTTAAAATAAAAGAAATACTTCACGTAAAATTGGAGGAGGAAAAGCTTGGTGAAGACTTTGTTTCCAAGGGCAATAAAAAGCACCAGTTTTTAAATTTTAAAATTTATAAATGATATGCCTAGAAAGAAAAAAGTAGCTAATTCGTCAGATTCATACAATCAAATGGAGGCTTTGTTAAATCAATTTCCAAATGATCATTACAACTTCCAAGAAGATGTTTACTACAAAGTATCAACAGGAAGTTTAATTTTAGATATAAGAACCAATGGTGGCATTATGCCGGGGCTCCATAGGTTTTGTGGAATTAACGAAGGCGGTAAAACCTCTGAAGCTTTAGAGGTTATGAAAAACGCTCTCGACACAGTTGATAACTGCAAGGGGCTTTACGTTAAATCTGAAGGCAGGTTAGACCCAGACATGGAGCAGAGATCGGGGGTTAAATTTATAAAAACTCCATCTGATTGGGAGCCGGGAAGCTGCTTCGTTTTAGAAAGTAATGTTTACGAAACTGTTTTTAAAATAATTAGAACCCTCGTAAAAGAAAATGAAGAGCAGTTTAGATATTGCATAATCGTTGATAGCGTAGACAGCTTGATCCCGAAAAACGATCTTGAAAAAGATTTTGACGAAGCATGTAAAGTGGCTGGGGGAGCACTACTTGCGTCGAAAATAATGCAGAGAATCTCTTTGGATATGGCCAAGGGCGGCCATATGATGATACTGATTAGCCAAGTAAGATCAGATATACAACTTGATCCATACGCGAAAAAAGACTTTAAGACTACCACAGCTTCAGGAGGAAACGCCTTGCTTCATTATGCTAATTTCATTTTTGAATTTCAAGGTAGATACAATAAAGACCTAATTCTTGAAAAACCAAACGAAAGATACGATGAAGTTAAAAATAAAATCATCGGCCACGAAGCTAAAATTATAGTTCGCAAGTCTCCAAACGAAAGAACCAATACCATCATAACTTATCCAGTGAAATACGGGAGAAAGGGGGGTACTAGCATTTGGAAAGAAAGAGAAATAAGAGATTTGATGTTTGAATATGGTCATTTTACAAAGTCTGGAGCTTGGACTTCAGTTGATGATTCAGTAATTGAGGAAGCTAAAGGCTACGGGGTAGAGTGTCCCAATAAATTTCAAGGATTAGATTCTATCTTAAAATTCATGGAAGATAACCCCAAATTCGTAGATGTTTGGTATAAAAAATTTAAAGAAGTTCTTACATGAAATTAAAGTTATTTAACATAACTGGTAAACTTGTAACAAAAAATGTTTCTAAATATGTAATAAACTGGGATGAAGAATCCAGATCAAAATTACAATTTAAAGTTAAACAGTTTTTGAAGCCTTACTGGCGCTACCAAATGGTTTTTGAGGAATTTCCAGTATATGGGACTAGGATGGCTGTAGATATAGTTAACGCGACTAAAAAAATCGCAATTGAAGTAAATGGCCCACAACACAAAAAATTCAACAAATTTTTCCATAACTCTAAAGCGGACTACTTAGCCTCAATACAAAGAGATTGGAAAAAGACCGAATGGCTCACAAAAAACAATTTTGAGTTAATTGAAATTGAATCTGAAGAAGTAGACGGCATATCTAAAGAATTTATACAAGAAAAATTCGGAGTATCAATTTGAAAAGTGTAAATAAATGCATGGGGGACAAAAAGCCGTTTACAGTGCCGAAGGCTCTTCTTAATCAAATAGAAGAGTGCTCCTGCGGTGGTTATATACTTTTCACTTTTGATGGCGACACGATGCCTCAAGTATACAGTCACGCAGACAACCATGCTACAGCTATGGCTCTTCAAATGCAGGTCATAAACTGGGGCAAAGCCCTCGAAGCCTCGAATATAGAAATAACACTAGATTCGTGGTCTAGAAATGGGGTAGATGACGATTCTGAAGAAGAATAGTTGACTATCTTTCAGTCTTGGTTTAGTATATTTCATACTAAGGGCAAAACAGTCCTTTTCCCTTTTTGATTGAAGGATAACCGTATGCAAATATATTCATTACAAATAGAAAAACACGTTCTCGGAGGTTTAATGAGAAACCCCGAAGTATTCGCTGATGTAGACCCCTTCTTGACTGAAGAACACTTTTTTTCTCCAGTCCACGGAACAGTTTATCTTGTTATTAGATCGTGCATTCTCGAAGGCGAGAAAGTAGATAAAGTTTTAGTCGCAAACAAGATTCAAAACTTGGGCGTAACATTTAAAGATGAAATAAATATTTTTGATTATGTAGAAAATTTAGCATTTACTCAGATAACAGAAAAATCTACATTGAAAGCTGCTCATGAGCTACATAAAATAAAGATGCGCCGCGACTTAAGAGGCGTTTTATCTAAGTCTATAGAGGTCATAGAAAAAGGCGGCAACGACTCATTCGATGAAATTGTCGGCAAGGTAGATAGCTCTTTGAACTCTGAGATTAATAAGTACGGGTTTGACTCTGATCCTGAAAACATTTTCGAAGGAGCCCAAGAGTTAATAGAAGAAGCGGGAAATAACCCAGACGAAGAATACGGGCTTAAAACTTCATTCCCAGAAATGAACAGAATGTACGGGGGGTTAAGACCCGGAAATTTATATGCAGTTGTCGCAAGACCGGGGCAAGGTAAAACGACATTCCTTAATTATATCGGCTTTCAAACTTCGATTTCTAACGAATCGAAACCAAAGGTTTTACTACTCGACACAGAGATGTCTACTACTGAAATCCGATATAGAATGATCTCATCGCTAACGGGAGTCCCAGTGTGGCATCTTGAGACAGGTAATTGGCGCAAGAACGCAGAATACTTGGAGAAAGTTAGAGAAGTGTGGCCCAAGGTCAAAGAGTATGAGGAAGAAAATTTAGTTCATCATTACCACGTAGGAAACAAGAACGTAGACCAAATTGCGTCTTTGATTCGTAGATGGTATTTTAAAAATGTAGAACGCGGGAACCCTTACATTATTGTATATGATTACGTTAAATTAACAGGAGAGAACGTAGGGAAAAACTGGGCCGAATACCAAGCGATAGGAGACAAGATTGATAAGCTTAAAAAAATCGCAGAAGAAACAAACGCTGTAATCTTAACCGCAATGCAGTTAAATCGTTCTGGAGAAAACTTCGGAAGAAACTCTTCTAACGTAACAGATGATAGCTCCGCCATTTCTCTTTCAGATAGACTTCAATGGTTTGCGTCTTTCGTAGCCATCTTTAGAAGAAAAACTACGGATGAGCTAGCTTTAGATGGGCAACAATTTGGTACTCACAAGCTGATCCCGATCAAAACCAGATTCCAAGGCAAAGATGCAGCAGGACACCAAGATTTAATTCGACGCACAATTGATGGGAAAGAGGTTTGGTGCGCTAACTATCTTAATTTTGATGTTGAGAACTTCGCCGTGGAAGAGCGAGGGTCATTGGCTGACGTCGTGGATCATGAAAACGCGAACTATGAAATAACAGAGGGCGATCAAAACGATTCGGGTGATTTACTTTGAATGAGATAAAAGACATACTATCTGAACTTGGCTATAATCTAAGAGATTACGGCCAAGAATACAGAGCAAGACCCCTGTATCGCGACTCAGACAACGATACGGTTCTTAGAATAAGAAAAGATTCAGGAAGATGGGTAGATTTCAAGGAGAACATTAGCGGAAC